GCGACGTGACTTACAGGTTCTTGAACGAGTTGTATCATCGTAGTGAGTGGTATGTAAACCACAAAGACCACTGTTATTGCAAGTACTTCGGCAAGAGTTTTGAGTATTGCGGTCAGTGGTACACGTTCTGCTCAAAGCCGTTGTAGTTTACATTCTAATAGTTTGTGTATATTACGCCCTTGCCATGCGGAAACGCCGCAGGGTGTAAATCACAAACTAACACCAATGTTTTGTTATGGAAAACTACAATGACCGTGGGCTACGGCTCACACCCGCCATGCTCCGTGAGCTGGCCGACTTTCTGAGTGATGACTTCTTGGAGGCGCAGGTGACGCTGCTTCGTCAGGTGGACGACTACCTGACCGACCTCTCGCGAGAGAATCCGCAGGACACGCCCGACGGCTGGTTCGTGGCGTGGCACTGGGAGCTGCGCCGCCTGTGGCGGCTGATAGAGCGGTTGAGAGCGGCGCTGGGCGACGGCGGGGAGTAAGCGGGTAAGATTGCCGCCGGCCTCAGCAACGATGATGGTCGGCGGCAATTAAAGAACAGGGGCTGTCTCCACCATTACCCCGTCTTTTATGGAGTGACTCAACAAGTCGTATGTCAGGCCTGTCGGGGTCAGTTCTTTTATGGGAATGGGTTCCAGCATCATTTCCTGGGCTTTCTTCATGGCTTCCACAAAGTCGTCGGCCTCAATGTCGAGGTCGCGGGCGTATGTGATGTTTGCTCTGATTTTGAATTTTGTCATAGCTCTGTTCTGACATTTGGTTTGCTATTTTGATTGCATCCTCGACAGTGCGTATCTCATTCATATAATGTTTCTTATCATACAACATTCAACAGCTCGCGCCCAATCTTGTGCATGCCGTCCACTATGCGCTGGCGCTGCTGGGGGCGAGGCTGCTTGATGCCATTGGCATAGTGGGAAAGCTGGTGCTGGTTGATGCCAGAGGCATAGCTGAGTGCAGCCAGCGAGACATACGGCTCGTAAGCACGAAGCACGGTGGCCACGTCAAGCAGGTTGTACTCAAACTCATATTCACCGTCGCGCAGCCACTGGGGTACGTCATCACCATCCTCCACCATTCCTTCCACGTGGAAGCGCAAAGTCTCAGGAACCTCACGCTGAAGCTCCTCAAATGTCTTTGCGGTCAGAACCACTGCACCGGGCACATTGTCGCCCAGCGATGCGCCGAAGTTCTTGTCGCACCATTGAACATCTACTCTGATTTTTTCCATAATCACAAAATGCTTTCATCAAATTATTATTCTCTTATCGCAAAGGCGGGAGAGATTACTTCCACCCTGCCTGCTTCCAGATGCTGTTTAGCAGGAACTGGCTCAACACCTCGTTCATTGCTCCCCTAACAGTCACCTTGCCTGGCTTTGTAGGATGTTTGAACTGGCGGTGGTCGCCTGAGGTTTGGCCTCCTTTTATCTGATACCATCCGTCTGCTATCAGCAGCTCAATCACCTCTCTTACTTTGTGGCGTTTCATTGTTTTATTGTTTGGTACCCTCCACGAGATACTCAGTCTCGCGATTCCTCCTTCGTCTAACGCTGCAAAGGTAACAATAATAATACCAATGGCCAAATGTTTTGTAAGAAAAGCATTATCTTTAATACTATTTAAGAATGCCGATAATAAAAGGCGGTGCGTCACCACGACGGTTTACTCACTTTTTTGCTCATGGCCAAACGTTTCGGCAAAAAAATGAAAAACACTTGCCGCCGGCCTCTCTCCCTTTCGGGGGAACAGACCGGCGGCAATCGCTGTGCAGGAGGGCGGCGGTTTAGCCGTTGTTGTCATCGCCATAGTCCACAAGCTGGCCGTCCTTCACCTTCTTGGGCTTGCCCGTCTTGTCGAAGATCATGTTCTGCTTCAGGACGCACTTCTCGACGAAGGCACGGCTGGTGATTTTGTCAAGCTCGGCGTTCTCGGGCCAGAAGCGGATGTGGATGCCCTTCACATAGGAGTTGACATCGTAGCCGACGGGCGACTCAGCACCCCTTGACTCGAAAGTCGGGTAGAAAGTGCCCAGACCGTCGAGCTTCACGCCGATGCCCTGAGAGACCAGTTCAACAAGACAGGTGGAGAACTTGGTGAGCACGCCTACCACGACATCACGGGTGTAAACCGAGCCGTGGTCGGCGATGTGGTCGGCCAGGCCGCGCAGCGAGAGGGTGTCGCGGCGCACGGGCTGAGGATACCAGAGACCGTAGGTTGGGCTGTTCTCATTATTGCTCTGGCTGAGGTTGTAAGCCATTGAGATCTTTTCTTTTGCCATAGTTGTTGTTTTTTTGAGGGTTAATAATTCGGTTATTTCATTGGCTGGCCAGCCGGTGTTTTTTTACGTTTTTAGGGTCTGTTTTTTGCTACGGTACTTTCCCCGAGACTTCTTACGGAAGTCGGTGGGACTTCTTACGGAAGTCTGCCAGACTTCTTACGGATGTCTTTCAGGCTTGACGATGCAAAGGTAGTGAATAGGCTTCGCAGGGTGTGCGCATCGGTGTGCTTCCGTGCATTTCTGCGCGAAAAGGGACGAGACGGTGCGCTGCGTACATTCAGGGCGCGAAGAAAATCCCGCCACTATCCATCACGGACGGCGGCGGGCGAAAAAAATCAAAGGCAGCACTGCGGCTGTGTCTCTCAATCTTCAATCTTCATTTTTCAATCTCTCACGGTTCTCCCAGCAGCTCCACGATGCGCTCCACCTGCCGGGGTGTGAGCGTCACGTGGCGGCCCCGCCGCACGTCGGCCAGGCTGGCTGCCTGCGGATGGCGGTGCAGCAGCTGCCGCAACTCGGCGTTGCGGTCTATCCACGAGAGCAGGGCGCGGCGTGCCCCGCCGGGCGAGTGGGCGGGGAAGTAGGCCTGCGCCAGCTCAGTCAGGCCATAGGGGCGGATGGTGAAACCGTAGGGGGTAGTTTTCATACTTTCTTAAACTTCGCGATTTTCCTCAGTTGTGCCGTGCGCAGTTTCCGGCCTGGAAAGATGTTCAGCCTCAGGGCGGTGATGTCCCGGTCGGCACGGAAGTCGGCGGGATTGCCGACGCCCCGCGAGCCGATGGTGAGCGAGAGCGTGCCCAGCTCGCCTATCTGCACGCTGCGGCCGTCGAGCAGGAGGCTGCGCACCTCGTCCTCCAAGGCCGTGACCACGGCTATGATGGTGGCGCGGTCGAGAAACCGCGTGTGGCTGGCTATATGGCGGCAAAGCTCGTCAAACGACATCGGATGGTTCGCGGCGCGGGCAAACCATTTGCCCCCTGCGCTGGTGCTGTTGTTGTTGTTCTGGTAGAGAGTATATTCCATCGTCATTCTGTTTTTTCCGCAAAAGTAGCAGTTTCAGATATGACATAAAACTACAGAACGGAAAAGGGCCGCCGACTGCCCACAAAAAGAGCAAGGCATCTCTCTTTTTACCTCAAATGCATTTTTTTAGGGCAAAATTGTTTCCGTTTGCAACTTTTTCCGTAACTTTGCACCCGTTCTTCGGAACTAAGACATAGTAGGCTCTACATTCCCATTCACCACCTCGGACAAAGGAGCCAATCTGTAACAAAGGGCGTCGGCGCACAATGCGCAGACGTTTCGGCGGTTACAGAGGCTTGTGGTGAGCCGGGAATGCGTGGAAATGGTCTGCGCATTTCTGTTGGTAAAACTATTAAAAACGCAATTATTATGAAAAACGTTTTATTTGCAATTCTGATGCTCCTGCCGATGGCAGCGAGTGCATTTACTGGAGTAGTCGAGATAGATGGCATCATGTATGATGTTTCAACCAAGATGCAGACTGCCAAGGCTATAGGGCCGAGTAGTAAGGACATCACCGGACAACTGGTCATTCCGGGGACTATCATTTATGATAGCAAGACTTGCGTTGTAAGCTCTGTTGCTGGATTTGATTCGTGTATGGCAGTCACCTCTCTTGTTCTTGAAGAAGGCGTTTCCGACATAGGTAACAATGCCTTTAAAGATTGTGTTAATCTTGGCGAAATAGACTTCCCGCTATCTTTGAGAAACATACGTGGCACAGCATTTGAAGGAACCCCTTGGTATGAAAGGCAAGCAGACGGAGTCGTTTATGCTGGTAAAGTTGCGTATAGGTTTAAAGGTGACTTGCCAGACAATTATGACATGGTGATCAAAGAAGGAACGATTAGCATTTCCGAACGTGCATTCTCTATTGTGAGGGACATAAAATCTTTGACCCTGCCTACGAGCTTGCGCTATATCGGTGACAGAGCATTTATGGGATCCAAAATAACAAACTTGATTATTCCCGATGGCGTAGAGGTGGAAAACCGTGCTTTTGCGAGTTGCCCAAACCTGAAGTCCATTAAATTGGGCAACGTTTCATTTCTTGGGGCTGATTATGACGGAAAAGGGTACTGGTTTGATTCATGCAATAGCCTTGAGACTATTGAACTACATTGCAAGGAGATTGGAAAATGGTTTGCAGAAATGCCATCTATTATCAATGTGATACTTGGGGATGAGGTCGAAATCATCGATGATGAAGCTTTCTTCAAGTGCACTGGAATTAAGGAAATTGAGCTTCCAAATAGCATAAAGTATCTCAGTGGTTTCGATGTATGCACGGGGTTGACTTCCATATCCATCCCGTCAAGCGTTATAGAGTTAGGATCATACGCATTCTCTGGCTGTACTGGGATTACATCTTTGACGTTAAATGATGGATTGAAGAAAATCGGGAACTATGCTTTTGCGAGATGTACAGGATTGACAAACCTTGTCATCCCTAACAGCGTGGAATCCATAGGCACTTCACATTTGTACGGCGACGGTCGCTCTTTCATGGAGTGTACAAATCTTTCGTCTGTCAGTCTGCCTGACAACATCAGAGAATTGGGCGAAGGTACTTTCGGCCTTTGCTCCGGATTGACAAAGGTGTCATTGCCGAAGGGCCTTACGACCATTAATCCTGCTCTTTTTATTAATTGCGCAAAACTGAACACAATCACCATTCCCGCTTCTGTGAAAAGAATTTATGGTGGCGCATTCAGCGAATGCAAAGAATTAGAAGATGTCTATTGCTACTCCACAACAGTACCAGAGATAGTGCAAGCAACAAATTATGGAAATGACCCTTTCTATGGCTCTGATATTCAATACACAATTTTGCATGTGCCAGCTCAGGCCATAGAGAGCTATAAGGCTGATAACTATTGGAAGAAATTCAAGGATATAGTGCCCATCCCCGACTATGAGGTTGAGAAATGCGCAACTCCGACAATCAGTTATTCTAATGGCAGACTGGTTCTGGATTGTGAGACTGAGGGAGCAGAATGTTTTGCCACCATCACCGATACGGACATCAAATCATACGAGGGAAAAGAAATCAGCCTTTCAGCCACCTATATTATTTCTGCACATGCCAAGGCCAGCGGCTATGCCGATAGTGACGTTGTGACCGCGACGCTGACATGGGGCGACGCTGGGCTGAAAGTTGAGAATATCACCGTTGATTCAACTTCAAGCAACAAGTGCGACGTGAACGCCGACGGTGCAGTGGATGTGGCCGACATCGCCACCATCATCAACGAAATGGCCGCGAGGTCGAGGAAGGAGAAATGATTAAGTGACGTCGGCTCTGACGCAGGAGATCGGGATGCAGGCTGCTGTAGCGCAGTTGGCATCCTGTTTTTCGCGTGCGCTGGAACAGCGCATCGAAGGCTTGCGTCATCATGCCCTGGTATTCCCGTCCGTAGGCGGCGGCCTCCATCTCGTTCAGCACCATGCGCGAGGAGTAGTACTTGCGGAAGAACCAGTCGCGCTTCTCGTGCGGCTTGCCGCCCGCTACGCGGCCACCCCACGCCGGGCCTACCTTCTTGGGATGGTCAAGGCCGTGGTTCTCGCGGTACTGCTCACCGCCCGGAAGGAGGAAAGGCAGCTGTCCGGCGTTCCATGTGCCCTCGCCGCCACGGCTGCTGCCATAGTAGCGGCCCAGGCTGTCGGTGTAGCCCTCGCCGAACTCACGGGCCACGCCGTCGCTCACATACTTGCCATAGACCAGGAATGAATGCTCGATGGTGGTCACGGGGCCGGGGTGCAGATAGCCCACGATGCTGCTGCGCAGACGCCCAGTGTCGTTGATGCGCAGGCGGTCGATGCGCTCCTGCCAGTAGGTGACCATGTTCTTGGTCCACTGCTTGCGAAACAGTTCTTGCTCGCTCATGGCCTGCACACGTCCACGACGGTACGACTGTCGGCGGTTCTCCGCCAGGCGCTTCATCAGTCCCATAGCTTACTCCTCCCAATCGTTAGCATCGAAAACGAGGTCTGTAGGCTCGTCGTTCTGTATCTGGAAGAAAAGGCCGGTGGCTCCGTTGAAGCTGTAGCGGCCATATTCATTGCTATACACATTGCCAGTACCAAGGTACATCAGCGCATTGCCGTACTTGTACGACTCCTTATCCTTGATGACCTTCGACAGCAGCTGCCGGAAGATCAGGCGGCAAAGGCGCAGCGCACGGTTGTAGTCCTGGGCGTCGCCATACTTGTAGCCCGCGATGATATGGACGCAGTACACATTGCGGTCGAACCAGCCTACCTTGTTGCTGAAGGTGTTCTTCGAGGTGGTGTCATCCACGAAGATGAAGTTCTGGTACTGGCGGTAGCCCTGCATCATCGGCTCCAAGGCTCCCGGACCACTACAGTAGTCCACCTTGAAATTGTTGGCCTTTGCCAGTCTGTTCTTTTCGCCCAGCTCGGCAAAGTAGGCCAGGGCGTCAAATTGGGTCTGTTCCATCTCATTTATTTACGATTTACGCATTTACGATTTACGATTTGTCACTTCTCGGGGTACTTGCGACGGAACTCCTCGGCCTCCCGGGCCTTGGCGTCCAGTTCGGTCAATGCGCGCCAGCAGTCCTTGTCATAGACGGCCTGCTCCTTGGTGATATCGCCGTCGGTAAGGGCGCGGATCTGCGCGTTCATCTGCTCCAGCCAGTTCAACGCTTTGCCCTGTACTAAAGGGGCGGGCTTGAAGAAATGAGGGAAGAAATGCGACAGTCGCTTTTTCACATACGAGTACCACATCACCGTGCCTGTCAGTTCGGCGGCATCGAGGCTGGCAATGCCGACGCCCGAATCATACTGCCCAGCTGGATACAGCAGACGGGCCAGACCGAGGGCATACTTCTGTTCTGTGGTGGAGAGATAGCCCTGGTAGTATTTCTCCATCTGGAGATAGTCGTGGAAGCGCACACCGTGCAGCAGGGCGTCGACAGCCTTGAACCCCTGAATGCTCTCCAACCGCACATCCATGGTCTCGTAGCTGTCGACATACTCCAACTGCCGGATGAAGTCCTGAACCTGCCACGACTGAAGGAAGAAGAAGTGACGCTTCTTTTTCCCGTCGGCAGAACCGACGGGCACACTGCACGTCCAGCCGCCGGGCGTGCGGCCCAGCACCTCTATGCCAGTGAAACGTATCAGCATCAGCGTGCGGCCCTCTACAGAGGAGTACATGCCGCTGCCTATGACGTGAAGCGCATAGCGAAGCTGCTCCTGGGTCATCTCAGACCAGGAGCGCGGACAGCTCAGGTGCAGCACACCGTCAGCCGACAAAGTGGAAGGCGCTGTCTTCGGCATGGTTCTCGTAGATATAATTGTTGGTCTTGGCATGGTTCAGGCGGTAGCCCTCGCCGTCGGCGTAGGTCGGGTAGTGCGTCAAGTCGCGCTCCATGTGCTGAATCATGCGGCTGTATATCTCCTCACGAAGCAAGGCATTGCCGGCGATGCAAGCGCCGATGTCCTGTTGCAGGTAGCGCACAACAGGGGCATCCCATTCGTCAAGGCGGTTGCAGGTCAGCTTCTCCACAAGTTCATCCATGTAGGCATTGCCGATGTGCCGACGAAGGAAAGCATCGGCTGCAAGAATCTTCAGCAAAGCGCCATCCCAGTCCGCTGCCTCAGGGCGGTTGATGCCCGCAAACTCCTCCAACTGCTGGATCTTGTAAATCAGGGTCTCAACATGCCAGCGGCGCTGCGGCTGGGTGTTCCATCCAGGCACTTGGAAAAGACGGTCGAGCAGCGTGCCAAGCAACAGTCGCTCCTGACGGCGAAGCTGCCCGTCGAGCGCATCGACGCGCTGCTTAGAGGCAGGGGCGGTGTCGTTCGTAGAGACCACACCAAAGCCGGTGTTGGTCAGCACCAGGTCAAGGCTACGCATCTCGCCCATGAAGGCGCGGACGCAAGCCAGACGCTTCACCGTCTGAACAAGCGCTGGATAGGCCAAAGCACCGTTTTCCACGGCCTGTGCGCCAATGTCGCCCAGCACCTGGCTCTCCAAGTAGGAAAGCTCGTTCTGTATAGCATCCTCCATCACGGCGAAGATGCTGCCTGAAGGCTCGCGTGCCGACGGCACGGCCTTCTCGAAATCATCCTTTGTTATTGTCAGGTTCATTGTTGTTTCCTTTTATGTCAAACTCTTTGTTTTTGTCGAGCGTGGTCATCTCAATCATTGGCACGTCGATGTCGTATTTCTCATCCCATCCGTTGAAGTGCATCATCACGTGGTAGGGCACCTCCATCACGTCGTGCCATGGCTTTTCTATCGACTGCTTCAGGTTGAACAGTTCGCGTTTGTCGCTGCCCGAGTTGTTCATCTGGCTCTTGCCAGGCGTGGCACCCACCATGTTAGGATGCACGCCCATGGCGAAGCACAGAGCGTTGGATGCTTCCACCAGGTCGTCGGCCCAGTCGCCGCCCTCCTTCTTGTCCTCGCCCAGCGTGTAGATGCGCACCATGCGCACCTCCTTGCCGTCGATGACGGTGTCATAGCTGGTAATCCACGCCTTGCCCGCATTCTCCGGCTTCGTGCAGAAGTCGGTGATGTTCTCGCGTTCCTTCTTGATGCGCTCCTTGCGCTTCTCAGGGTCGGTGATGCCCTCCTCGTTGCACACGTTGTTCCAGTAGTTCTTGTGTATCTCTATCTGGATGCGCGGCGCGGCGGTGTTCTTGATCATGAAGCGCTTGCCCGTGCCGATGAGACGGTAGATGTCGTACCACGCATCCATGAAGATGCTGAAGTAGTAGGGAACTGGATATATCTGGCGGCCTACGGTGGGCACACGGCAGACGATGGCAAACGAGCGGTCGCTGGTCTGTGCCTTGGTAAGGCCCGTCTCGGGGTCGGGTTCCTTGCCAAGGCGAACAAGGAGGTCGCCCAGCGGGTCCACATCGTCGAGAAGGGGATAGACCTTCGCCGTCTCGGGGGGCGTGTGCCGCCAGTTGGCCACTATGACGTAGGGCGGCCGGCCTGTCTTACGGTCGCGCGGCGCAAAGCGGCAGTGGCACGCATCCTTATGGCGCAGCTGCACGATCTTAGAGCCGTCGCGGCTCAGCGTCAACACCAGCACCGAGAAGAAGAAATACTTCATGTCGGTGGCCTGCTCCCAGAACTGCAGGTGGATGGCGTTGCGCATACAGAAGCGGCGAATCTCAGGGTCGCTGGCCCTCCTACGCTCCCCTCCCCTCGCAGGGGAGGGGCTGGGGGTGGGGTTCCGCTCGAAGAACTGCAGGCCCTGGCCGTAGCAGGTCAGTGTGTTGAAGTTCTGGCACTGTGCCGTCACCATGTTCTTGCCGATGAGCGTCTGCACGTGGTAGGGCAGCATGTTGTCGCCACCCCATGGCACATATTCGTACTCACGCCCGCCTATGCCTATCTGCTGCGTCACATCGTCGTTGTCAGCGTCGGCAAAGGTAGAGTAGGTGTCCTTGTCGTAGTGGCTGATCACCTCACTGCGCACGCCCTGCAGCGCGTTCACCACCGAGCACGGCATCAACTCGTATTGCTCGTAGTCGCCCGTCTGGCCTACTTTTATTAGGTCTTGTTTCTCGTTCATATCCCAATTTGTGAAATTCGTGTAATTCGTGGTCTAAAGATATATGCTTAGTCCGTTGATTTCAAAGATGAAGATGTCGGGCACCGTCCGTATCTGGTTCGACACGGGGTTGATGATCTTGTGCCAGCCTTTCTTCCATGAAGAGCTGCTGACGTACCAGCCCCGGTACTCCAGCACGTCGCCCGTCTGACCCTCCCACACACGGAGGTTCACCGTCTGCTTACGCTCGCGGGCCAGGTCAAGGATCTGCATGGCCTCGTTGATGTGTATGGCTCTCTTTTCCATTAGTTGAAGGTGTTGTCGAAGGTATTGTCGAAGATGCGCCCAGCACGCAGCAGCTGCACCACGTTATGGTTGCGCTGCGCATACTGGTAGGTGAAGGTGAAGCGGGGTATCTCCGCATCGTCGTTGCTGTGCTCGCTTTTCGACTCGGTGATGAGCAAATCCTTGCCCACGTTGGGGTTGCCGTTCTTGAAGTTCACGATGCGCACAGAGTCCGAGCGGAACACTTCGTCCCACCAGTTGGCCATTGCCGTGTTCAGCGGCCCCGTGTCGGCCTTGAAGCTGCGCGTCTCGTCAATCTTGTAGTTGCGCTGCAGCCGACCCACGTAGGCCATGCTCCGCTTGTAGCTCGGGTCAACCTTGTGGATGCCGGTGCAGTAGGCCAGTTCGTCAAGGCCGAAGCTGTTGACGAAACAGAGGATGGGCGCACAGTCGGGCGCCGACAGGTCCAGCTCGTAGTCCTGGGTGCGGCTGCCGCACGTCACCCTGTAGCACACGAGCGTCTTACCCGTGGCCACAAAGTTGTCGGGACTCACGTCAAGCGTCCTGTAGCCCGTGCCGCTCTGCACCACGGAGGGCGTGAACTGCGCCGTGGTGCCGTCGCTGTACTCGGCGGTGCAGGCGGCGGTCTCGCTGCCCGGCGTGTGCAGGTACTCCAGACGCCCCAGGGCGGTCTGCTTCGTGCCCATCAGGATGGAGAGGAAATGATTCGCGAGGAAGTTCTCGGCGGTCTCGTCGCCGAAGTCGGCCTGACAGTACACCACCTGAGTGCTCGCGCTGAAAATCTGCGTGCCGGCCTCGTTGGCGGCGGTGATGCTCAGCGTCACCGTCTGGCGCTGGCGGGCGTAGGGTGTCACCAGGTCGCTCAGGTCCTCCAAGGTGATGACACCTGAAACGGGCCACAGCCATTCCTGATAGACCTGAGTGCCGTCGATGCTGATGGTGACAAGCGCCTTCGCCGACGTGCTCACAGTCACGTCGGGGATACTGCACGAAAATTCCTTGCTTCTGAGTGTTGCCATGATGCTGCCTTCGTTTTGTGCAAAGGTAGCAACACACAGACAAGCCTAAAACTACAAAGGGCGGCGCGTCATCGCGACGCACCACCCCCAAGAGACGTAAAATGTAAAAAATGTGTTGTCTGTATCCTACACCTGCCGCCAGATGGCCCATACTACGGAGCCGTCCTGCTCGGTGGTGGTGCTGTAGTCGTGGTCGGTCATGTAGGCCACGATGGTCTCAGTGCTCAAAGTGAGCATCGGCATCAGTTCGTCCATAATCTGGAGCGATGTCTTGTTCTCCTGGATGTAGCCCGACTGGGGCAGGGGGCTACGGGAGAGAAAGTAGCTGTCGAGCAGCTGCTGCGCAAACTGCTCGTTGCGGTCCTGCTGCCGCTCAGTCTCGTTGTGGTTCATAGCCAAGTGTCTTTTCAAGTTTCTCGAATTGTCTGCGTATCAGTTCCAGGTCACGCGCAAAGCGGAAGAACTCCCACTGTTTGTCATCGTCATAGGCCGACTGCTTCAGTGCTTCCTCGGCATTGCCCAGCTTCACGATGATAGCGTCCACGTTGCCGGCAGAGCAAAGCTCGCTGATGGCGGCCACGTTCTCAGGGGTCATCATAATATCGGCACTCATAGACCACCTCCTTCCACCATCCTGATGATTCCACATGCCACGTTGCCCAGCAGCTCCGGCAAGCCGCATACCAGCATTACCAGAAGCCCGAAGAGGGCCGTGAAGGCCAGTCCCTGAAGGGAGAAGTGCCAGGGAGTGAAGCCCGCGATCTGGCAGAATTGGCTCTGCTCGATGGCACGGTCGAACCGCGCACGCCAGTTCTTTACAATCCTTTCCACTCTAGAAAGAACCGAGGGCTGAACCTGCCCGAGTTGAATTACATTTTGCATATTGCACTATCTTGTAAGCTTACCAGCGAACCGCACTGGCGCGGAGACAGAGAAACGGCTGCACTTCCCGTTGCTTACAAGATAGTGACTCACCCAGAGGGCAGTTAATCTTACGAGAAGGCAGCCGTTAAGAGTAGTTACTCTGAAGGCATAAAAAATGCCCGGCAATTGTTGCTGAGCGTCTGACGTGCGCCCTGCCGAGTGGATTACCACTATCTTGTAAGCGGGTGCAAAGGTAGACAAAAATCCCGAAACCGCCAAACGATTCCGGGATTTCTGCGCTTATTTAGACTGATTACAAGTTACAAGTTACTTCGCTATGTGTTTCTTCCCATCCTGGATGTAGATGCCCTTATCACCCATACCATAAATACCTTTCAAATCAAATTTACTACCAATAGTATCTTTGCTGATAACATTGTCAGCAATCGAATTCATTGTCGAAATTTTGCGGAAACAAAAATTTTGGTAGAAAGTACTATTATAACGTGCTAACACCAATATGGGCGTGTTATCTTCCTCTCTAATGTAGAAATCTCTTATAACAAAATATTGAGTTGTTGAAGACTCATCAAGAGCTATAAGATGCAATTTGTTGTCATTTGAGATAAAAAAGTGAGAATAATTGAGTGGAATGTCAATCTGCTGATTAATATGACGAACAAAAACGATGGTTGGACCTTCAGTTCTAAACTGAAGTTTGGTAATATGGTAATAACTACCCGTGCTCAATTCTGACACCTCACCAAACGCCAACCAATCTCCTTCAAGGAGTACTTCATCAAAGGGAAGCTTTTCCTGCGCCCCTACGTTGACACCCATCAGTGCAAGGAGCAAGAACAAAACAATTTTCTTCATATCTCATGTTTATTTTGACATAGTATCAACCGCTGCCAAAGAATCTGCAACGAGTGAGTCTGCAGGACTCTGTTGAGCCGTCACATGTTCCTGTCCTACCTGTTCGTCGCCATCCTGATAGGACACTCTCACATTGCCCAGTGAGAAGTTGCCAACCACATTGGCAAACACCCACACAAGGAGGGAGAGAGCCACAGCACCGCCGATGCTCTGTAGGCATCCATTCCAGAACTTTGTCCACCACGAGTCCTTTGCAGGGATAAGGGGAACTATCTTGCCGTCAATATGAGTTGTCAGTTTGTCGGTCACCTCCTTTATCACTTGCTCCGACATGTCATCGAAAGAACCGCCCACAAAGTCCTGAAGGATAGTCTCGGCCATTCCCCGATAGTGCTCAATGCTCTTCTGGTTGTCACGCCCAGCAGTAAACTGGTTGATGACTCCGTCAGGAACGACATCCACATTGTGCGCCTGCTTGTATTCGTTGATATGCTGAACCTTCTCGGCCTTATACAACGAATAGGCGATATGTCCTACCATATCGCCATCGCCCATCACAAGTTTGCTATAAATGCTACAATACTTCTTTGCCATAAAGTCCTATTAGAGTGCCGATACGCCAACAACCTTCCTGCGTGCCCGGCCATAAATCTCGTTCACCCTGTCAATAGACATGGTGTATGGACGTGAGCCAAGCAGGTGGACAGGGACGACAATCTTATTGTCCCTTACGCTCTGCGCCGGGATGCTATACACCCTCGCACGCTCAATCATACGACTGTTTACGTGGGTAATGGTCTTTCTGTCAACGGTACACATTGCAATGACTTTTAAGTTCTAAAATACCGTCCTTGGACGGCCATGTCCCTGCCAAAAAGCAGGGCGATGCTTGTTTTCTGCTTGCAAAGGTACGAAGAAATCCCGAAACCCACAAGAGATTTCGGGATTTCTGTGCTTATTTAGACTGGGTGTAAATATTTGGCGATTTGTATTTCCCTGGCTATTCTTTTGCCTGGCAAGATACTTACCAGACTTTCCATTTGTTTATGATGATTCGTATGAGAAAGAAGACTGCGGCGGCGGCCACCATCCAGAGGAGCGTGCTGCCCAGGCGCTGCTTCATCAGCTGCCAGCGGTTGGGCGGCTTCTCCACCTCCTTGACCACGGTCACGGTGTCGCGCTGGATGAAGGAGTCCACGCGCAGACGGTCGCGCCAACGGTCACGATAGACGATGTTGTATTTCTCGATGAACACCGTGTCGCCACGCTGCACGATGCAGATGCTGTCGTGCACAAAGATGGAGTCGCGCAAGCTTGTAGTGTCGCGCTGATGAACGACTACCTCGTGATATTCGGGCACAGTAACAATACGTGTGGATGTGCAACTGCTCATAGTAAGCAAACAGGCGCTGACGATGAACA